TTATACAGTGGGATGATGCTCAATAGGCGGTAATGGCTGACCATTGAGCGCGGCGTCCAAGCGCTGTTTGTCTAGCGCATTTTCCCAACGTGACACGACAATCGTCGCACAGGCATTACCGGTTAAGTTGGTCAATGCACGGCACTCTGACATAAAGCGGTCAATGCCTAAGATAAGCGCCATCCCTTCGATTGGCACAGTTGGCACTACCGCCAAAGTGGCTGCCAAGGTGATAAAACCAGCGCCCGTGATACCTGCCGCGCCTTTTGAGCTTAACATCGCAACCAATAATAACGTAATCTCTTGGGTCAATGTCAAATCAATATTACAGGCTTGCGCGATGAATAACGCTGCCATGGTCATATAGATGTTGGTACCATCTAGGTTAAATGAATACCCTGTTGGAATCACCAAACCGACCACTGATTTTTCGCAGCCAGCGCGTTCAAGTTTTTGCATCAAGGTTGGTAGTGCCGCTTCTGATGAACTGGTGCCTAGCACCAATAGCAATTCATCTTTGATGTATTTAATCATCTTGATGATTGAAAAGCCGTTGTAACGTGCTACAGCACCGAGCACCACCAGCACAAATAGCAATGAAGTGATATAAAAACAGGCTATCAAAAAGGCTAGGTTACCCAGTGAGTGCACGCCATACTTACCAATGGTAAATGCCATCGCACCAAACGCACCAATCGGCGCAGCTTTCATCAAGATTTCAACCGCTTTAAACACAGGCGCAGATAACTCTTGAAAAAAGTTTAACACGGGACGAGCACGATCACCCACGGATGCTAACGAAATACCAAACAGTACTGAAACAAATAACACTTGCAGGATATTCCCTTCTGTCAGTGGACTTACCATGGTTTCCGGAATGATATTCATCAAAAAACCGGTAATGGTACTATCGTGCGCTTTGCTAACATACTCTGACACTTTAGCCGCATCTTTCCCTGTTGCCAGTGTGGCTGGATCGATATTGAGACCCGCGCCAGGTTGCAACACATTGGCAACCACAAGACCAATGATCAATGCCAAGGTTGAAAAGGTAATAAAGTAGATCATCGCTTTACCAGCAACACGACCGACTCGCTTCATATTGCTCATACCAGCAATACCCGTCACCACTGTCAAGAAAATAACGGGGGCGATAATCATTTTAACCAATTTAATAAATGCATCACCCAGTGGTTTCATTGCCTCGCCCACTTCTGGGGCAAATACGCCAAGCAAGATACCCAGTCCAATGGCGATAATCACTTGTACATACAGAATTTGGTACCATTTACGGGGTTTGGGGGGTTCCACGAGCGTCGTGGTATCGATAGGTATCATGACAGATACACTCCTTTATCTGACGAACCCTAAAACTGCGATAAGGTTACATTTGCGATAAAAATTGTGGAACAAATTTAGCCAAATAGTCGCACAACCTTTAGAATTTTATCAACAATCGTTAGAAAATCTAATGGATTGCAGTGCCGCGTATATTAACAATGTAGTAACGCATCAGCAAGGTAATTTTCAACATTATTGTTAAGCTCCTATGGGTCACCTAGAGGTACTGAAACAACCCGTTGTATCAATATTTTTAGACGTAGGATTGGTGGGTTTTTGAGCGTTTTTTGCTTCAATATTTTGTTTAACATCGGCGCAAGGTATGAAGCCCAGGTATTAAGCCAAAATGTTCAGCATAATTATCTAACTTTCTTTAACTAATATTTTTTGCATTAACGTAAAAAAATGCTTGCATTGTTATTTCACTTGTATATAATAGCCACCACAATTTGGAAGCTTGGCAGAGCGGTTGAATGCACCGGTCTTGAAAACCGGCAAGGGTGCGAGCCCTTCGAGAGTTCGAATCTCTCAGCTTCCGCCATATATCATCAGAAAAACCAACACTTTGCGGTGTTGGTTTTTTTGTTTGACACACTTTTGACACACTTCACTTGTTTAGCTTGTTTATTTCATTCCTAGATTGTTCGCCGTGAATCCATCGGCTATAAATCTTGGTGAACATTAAAAGGCTATGCCCCAATTGATTGGCAGCGAATGCTGGATTGATACCATTCATTAGCAAGATTGTCGCATACGTGTGGCGAGTGTTATATGCTGGGCGATGACGTATATGGGTGGCTTGGGTCGCACTACGCATCACTGAGCGCATATTGCTTTCGTGGTTCCAGTGACTGCCGTCCGCTTTCACAAATACATACTCATTACCCCGGTTCAATGCCCTGGCGTTTTTAAACGCTGATAGCGCATTGTCATTTAGGTACACCAGACGTGATTTTGACGTCTTGGTTTTATTCTGCAGTATTCCCCTCACCCTTCCCTTCGTGATTGACATAGTGCCTTTCTCAAGGTCCACGTCAGACCATAGCAAGGCTATCATTTCGCTTGGACGCGCACCGGTCCAAAATGCCACTTCAAAATACCAGTAAAGCATCACGTCACTGGCGTTCTCTTTTATCCACCCTAAAAGCTTCGTCATTTCATCTTCAGTAAATGGGTCGGGCTCTTCTTCTTGAAATTTCTTGTTTTTAATTCGCTTGGTCGGCAAATCGTCGATGACTTCATCTTCAAATGCCAATTCAAATACACCACGTAACGGTATCAATGCATTATTAAACGTTTTCTCGGTGTTAAATGATAGCTCATTGATATGCTGGCGGATGATGGCTGGCGTGATATCTTCAACAGCCATGAGGGCAAATGCGGGCATCCAGTGGTTAGTTAGGATGCCTTTGTACTTGCTACGCGTACTGACATTATCCGAGTTTAGGTTATCTAGGTACATTTGGGCATAATCGGCGAACGTGGGGCGCGCTTCTGATAGCTCAGGCAAGATACCACAGGCGAGGTTGATATCATCGTCCGTGAGCACACCCCATTGTTTTTTGTTGATCAGTTCAGCACGGGTATTGTACGCTGCACGGATCCCCTCGACCGTCGCGGGGTTCGGCAAGGTAATCCAGCGGCGTTTGCCGTGGTGGTCGATGAAGTTGATTTGCACGGCGTTTTCTCGGACGCGGACGCCTTCAGGGAGTTTTCGTTGGCTAGTTTGTCGCACCATTGGTAAAAGTTCCTTAATGAGTAAACGTATGATTTACTACCTGGTAAAAGTTGGCAGATATTAAGCCCCATTTTTTGCCACCTTTGGCGGCGGTTGTGTAGCGTGGTTTTGGGGATTCCCGTGATGGTGGTAAAAAGTTCTACCCCTACCCAATCAAGATTTACCACTTCAGCGCCAGTGGTGGGCGTAGTATTAATCGCTAGGTTTGTCATTGTGCTCCTCGCTTAGTGGTTTAACTTCAACTAATTTCTTGCCGCATTTAGGGCAAAAATTCATACTATTTTCGATTGGGCTGTCAGGATTTGACATATTCCACTCAAGTCCGCAATCGCTTGAGTAATCGCCACAATCAGACCATTCGCTCCAAGCCTCTGTGCTTACATTGCATTTCCAACCGCAAACTTCTTGGCTATGTTGTTTTAAAATCTCAATCGAATTATCAATACCTGCGACAATGCCAAGCGTAAACTGTTGTACAAACATTGAGTTAGCGTTTCTTGCTTTATCCATTACCACTTTGCTTTCTTGCTCCAGCTTCTCAATCAATGTCATCATCCCCTCCAATTTCAATAATCTGCATCCCACAATATGGACAATACTCAAAATCATTGCCATGCACATTACCAAAGTTAAAGACTTGGTAATTATCGCAACATCCAGCCTTATAACGACTACCAAACATTCCGTCTTGTTCTTTTGTCCAATCACAATGTGACTGGCTTTTATAGCCAAAGCTAACGACTTTATTGTCTTTGAAATAAGCACCAAGTTGTTCACCTAACGCAAGCACTTCATTGTTTGTCATTTTTGACAAGTCAAATACAGCGCGTACAAATGGGGGTCTTTTACTCATGCTGATTTTCTCCGATGTGGTCTATAGTTAGTGACATAGCAATCTTTGCACTGAGCAACATATTGCTGAGCGCCAAATCTATCTTTGCCATTGCGGTAAAAGAAATCTTTATGAATTGGATAAAATTCACCGCAACAAGTACATTGTTTTTCAACGCCCAATTCGGTTTTTATTCTTTTACCTTTTACGCCAATAGTCATGCCAAATCTCCAAACATATCGATTTGACGACCTTGTCGTTCTCTGATTTGTCGCATACGCTCGTTATGCTCAGCTTCGTATTTCGCTAAGCGTCTATCACGGTCACCGCTAATACGGTCAACCAATCCAGCAAACCGGACTGCTGTAGCTGGCATGCTGATGCTTGCCTTAATCGTTAGCTGCTCCCATTCTTTGATGATTTTTGCCTGTGTGTCGTTATCAAGCTCAAAGAAACGTTTACGGGCTTCATGCCATCGTTTGGCTTCACAACTGCGATGATAGCGCGTGTAATCATCATGGTTGGCTTGACGACGCTCATATTCAGCTTTGGCATCAAAATCTTGGATAGGCTCGGCTGTGATAAGCTCAGCAAGCAATGGCGCCTTTGCTTGTAGCTTTTTGGCTTGACGGACGGGCTTGTTGATGGCCATAGTGATTTGACGTTTAGTCAAACCACCATTCATGCCATAAGTTTCGCCAACGCGGTATGGGTAGCGTTTGAATTTAATCATGGATGCCTCTAACATGGTATCTCGTATCTTCTGCGCTCGGGGTTCTCGTTTTTATTAGCCACCGAACATAAAACATCTTTTTTTACATGCGCAGCAATTATCTTGCTGACACCTTGACTGGTCTCATCCGTTTTATCTTGAGCAGCCATAAATTCATCAATGGATTTATCAAGCTCCTTGCCCAAATTGTCACCAGATAAGCGAATCAAGGTGATCGTCATAATTTCATTTTTAACATCTTGAAATGCCTTTTTGATAACTTCTTTGCCTTCAGCCATTGCTAATAATTTTTCTAAACTCATGGTTTTCTCCGGATTCGTTTGTTTGGTTTGATGGCTGGCAAGGTTAATGCTTTTGCCAGCTTTTTAAATTCTTCGGTTAGTTCTACCATTCTTCGACATAGCCCTCGTCTAGGTCATCCGCCCAAGTATCTACTTCGCAACCATCTGGGCAAGTGAATGTATGATGATTTGGCTTGCTTGGTGCATGCTCGATGAATTCACCGCAATCAGCGCAGTGAATCGCCCAGGCTTCGTACATTTCTTCGTATTCGATGTGACTGCGTGGCATTGTTACGCGGCTCCAAATACATCGGATTCGGTGAGCGGAGCGCCATGAACATTAACTGGGACAGCATTTTTAAAAGCTATATCACCACGACCAGCGACAAAGAAACCTTTCTCGTCATGTTGACCAATAACTAAGCGAATATCTTCAAAGCTGCAGTTTTCATCACCATCATTACCAACACGACACAACCACACTTCATCATCTTCAAGGATTTTAAGCATTAAATCGCTACCAGCCAATTCAGGGCGCTGCCACTCAATCCAAGGCATAAGGGCGCATAATTTGGCGTGATTTTCTTTGGTAGCTGGTAATAACCATTTCTGCGAGCGTGAATCCATTGAGTCTTTAAAATGCACGGTACCAAGTTGATTATTTTCAACCCAGTCAATCTCATGGATGTAGGGACTACCAGCATTAAGTACGTAAACCTTATCGCCACCAAAGAACTCAGGGTGAATTGCTTGACTGACTTCTGCATTTGGCGCTTCAGCCTTACTTGCTAAACCATCTAAATAAGCGTTATCTAATTGCTTTAACTCAGCTGCTAAGCCTAGAGATGTGGTCTCAATTGCTTGACCGTTGCTTGACTGGTAATCAGGCAACTGCGCAAATTCCGGATGCAAGTCATCGCTACTGACGATAATCTGACCAACTTCGGTGGTATCTTGTTGGTCGGCATCCGTATCGATATCACTGGGATTAGTAACTCCAGCACTAGGATTAATTAAGGTGTCTTCACCGTTATCAGGGGAGCTCGACTCGTTATCAGGGGAGCTTACCTGAGGAGCTTCGGTATTAAGCTCCTCATCTTCGATATTTACCGGCGCATCTTGGGTATTACCGCCGTTATCTTGCATATTACTGCCGTCATCTTGTTTGACTGGCTGATCGATGGCAGTGGCTAAATCATCGAGATCATCTTCAGCAGTTTCGTTGACTGGCGCGACAACGTTTTGACTACCTGGTAAGTGCCAAAGCCCATCGTCGGACTTATACGCACCCACCAATGACAGCGCGTTATATAGTGACGATTTGGCATAGCCAGTCTTTTGCATTAATTCACCAAATTCAACGCCCAGCGGATAATCCTGCATAGCGCCTTTTATTTTCTTGATTGCTTTTTGTGCTTTTTCAGAATGTACGATTGCGGCCATTACACTTCTCCATAGGTGACGATTTGTTGAACTTGGGGTTGGGTTTCATCTTGCGCATCTTGCATCAAGATTTGCTCAGCGACTTCAGCGTTTTTGGCGGCGATGAAGTACTTGTATTCTTTGCCGTTCTGGCGATAGTCGATGCGATAGCGGTTTTGGTGCATGATTAATCCTTTGTTTGGTTGTGGGCGAGATAGTCGATGTGACTGGTGATAACTTGGTCTTGCCCTTTTTGCTCAGTCTCTAGCGCACGGACGCCAAGTTGAGCAAAGAGAAGACCGAATAAAAGAAGGGCGGCGAATGCAACAAGGTCGATGGATTTCATTTTTAATTGCCTGTGTTGTTGTGATGTTTATTATGTTCGCATATACGAACAAACAAGGCAAGTATTAATGTTCATAAATACGAACTTAATTTGTAAAATGTTTGTAATCTTGAATTTTAGGCAATAAAAACCCGCATTTAAGCGGGTCCATTACTTGTAAGGAATTGTAAAAGGTGGGATAAAGGCAATAAAAAACCCACCGGAGTGGGTCTTTGTGTTAACTATCTTTAATCATGAATATGATTGATATCAGATAAACGATATTTTGGCTTGGCTTGACCAAATGTAATGGTGTTTAATTTTACCGTAATCGGACGATTGAGATATTCATTATTCAAAATTTCAGGACTTTCGAATGTTGGTTCTAATTTACCTCTTATAACTTCACCATCGCCAATGGTTTTAAATTCAAATGTTCTTGAATTTGGAAGAACACCTTGGAACTCCCCTGTATAAGTTTCTTCCTTTTCGACAATATTGTCATTTGATAATCGTTCTATCAAGCGAGTTAGCTGTTCATCATTATGAATACGTAACTGCCGATTATTGAACTGCAAAGCAAATAGTGCATTATAACTTTTCATAAGCTCAAGGAACTCAGTTACTTTCTTCACGGCTCTTGGGTGGATAGTATCAACAATATCGCTAATCTCTTCATCATTGCCGTTGATAGCAAGCTCTAAAAGCATTTGAATATCAACAATTGCATTTTCTGAGGTATTTCGCTCTGCTAATAAGTCGAAATTAGGTGGTGGTAGCTCGAACTCGAACCCAAATGAGCCTACAGCCGTCCCTGTAATCATTAACTGATGTTGCTCTCTATCAGGGATAGGACCATGGTGTTTGAGGTTATTATTAAGACTGGCAACAACGCTTGCCACCATATTATTCAAGCTATCTATTGCTTTGCCAGAAAATTCAGCCGTAATACCATGACTTTCATGAACAGGCTTGCCACGAAAAGTTATTACAGCTTTTTTAATAAGATGCACTGGGTCAATAGACGACAATACATTCTCTATAGAATTTAAGCGTGACTTCAAACTCATTTGACCGATAAAATCATCCCCCGAGGAATTCTCTATTAAATGAATAAGGGTATTTTTTTCGGCCAATAATTTATTGTAATCATGTTCACGCATGACTACTAACTCCTTTCAAAAAATCCCCTGCAATAATATCTTCATTTGGGGATAGTGGTATTGTGAAAAATCCTTTCCATATATCAGTTTCTCTTTGATGAGACCACATGCTGTACCAATATGTAATGATATTTACATTACTCGATGAAGGTTTTGACAAATCAATTGTATAAGCATCGACCTTGTAATTCTCTTTTAAATAAGCCCTATCAAAGAATGAAGGATTATTATTGACCCATAATAGGTTGTTAATTTTTGACAAATCTCCAAGGGTTACCAAATCAATATCAGCAGGTGGCCTTCCTCTTAGCACCTCTACATTTTCGGTAAAACTGCCATTAATCCATTGTAAACCATTGACAATATCTAAACTATATAAGTATTGTCTATAGGCTAAAAGCCCAGACAAAATCTCTGTGCGCTCGACAGTGAAGGAAAATCTCTGTATAAAATCAATTATATTTATAAGATAAGGAGAACGATTAGCACTATGACCATCCTCACCAATTGCTATTGGTGGTATAACTCCATGAATATTCCACATTTCAATTCTCTCCCTAAAAATCCAACTCAATCTCTCGATACACACACCATTCTTTGCATCTTGTCACTGGCGTGATCAGCTCAGCATTGTAGATAAACCAAACGATGAAATAATGGTCAGGGTCAACATTCTCTAATGACCAGCCTGAAAGGATTGGCTTAGACTTAGGGTAATCATTCCTGTACATGTCAGCACCCTATTTATATTTCGCAAAGACCTTTAACCAAAACAGCATCAAAGCCATCAGGATCAGGCGTATTCATCTGAGCCATAAGCGGCGGTAAGTCCATATCTTTTACTAGCTTACTACCTTTATAACCTTTAAAAGCACCAGTACCGACTTGGCGTTTTTCACAGTCTACAACCTTTAGCATTTTTATATTAGAAAACCCAGTTTCTTTGCTTTTATCAACGAACTTTACCCAAACCAATGTTCTATCAAGCCCATCTTTAGAAAGCGAAGATGGCGAGAAGTAAATCTCCCCTTTTTCATTTTTAATCAAAGACTCCCATTCACTAGCATAGGTATTTGTAGCAAAAAGCAGCAACACAAGCATCATTCTTTTCATATAAGCTTCCTTTCATGTTTGACCACCACACCGATGATATTAATATGCACGGCTCGACTGTCAATAATAGGATAAAACTCGTTAAGCGGTACGAGTTGGCAGTATTCACGACCTAGCTTTTCATCGTAGCCACACGGTTTGAATCGTTTGAATGTCGCTTGAGATTCATGGTCAACCATGGCAATCACATAATCACCAGCGTTAGCCTGTCGTTCAGCATCTACTAAAATCTTGTCGCCTTCAAAGAATTGCGGTTCCATACTATCGCCGCGTATATGTAGCCAATACACCTGCAGTCCATAACCGTCATCGTAGAAATATTCATACTCATCATACCCATTCTCATAGATATCAGTAAATTCACCCGCTTGCACCCAATTCAATACTGGCGCCTTTCTTATTTTTTGGGGGATAGCTTCAATATTAGCAATGCCTGCCGAGCTGATAACTTGGTCACTTGGATTGCCTTGACCAGTAAGCAACCAATTTGTATTGCACTTCAAGACACTGGCTAATGGTGTCAGATATTCGCTAGATGGTTTAGTTGAGCCTTTGACCCACCCAGAAATAGTAGCTTTACCTGCGCCAGTAGCCCGCTGGATATCAGCTTGCTTAATCCCTGTCACCTGCATGCGTTCTTGAATTCTATCAGCAATGTCTTTCATACAAATTACTCCTTACCGCGTTCGTATATTTGAACACAACCGATTGACAATTACTCGAACGTTATGTTCTAATAAACGAACTATTAATATTTGGAAATCCGAACATGACTGTTGATGATTTACTCATTTTTTATAATGTTCCAAATGATAATCAGCTTTTTTTAAAAACCAAAATCGCTGCTAAAAGTACGCTTAGTACTTGGCGTGCCAATGGGATACCTGAGAAAACTCAATCATTGATTGAGATAAAAACAAAGGGCGCGTTAAAAGCCGATCTCAGCAAACCATTAACTTGTGATGAAACTATAACCCCAGCGTAAAAATAAAAATACGTTTAACCAACACAGCAACAAACGAGTAATAAAACATGAACGTCAAAGATGCCACCCACGCTACCGTACATGACTACCCAGGCGGTGCCGAAAGCCTAGCGCCGCGTATGGGCATAAAGTCGCCACAGGTTCTACGCAATAAAGTCAATCCTACTACAGATACGCACCATTTACGCCTTGATGAAGCTGTGCGCATGATGGCAGTGACGGGTGATTATAGAATCATTGAAGCCATGGCGGGCGAGCTTGGCGGCACGTTTGCCCTTCTTCCTACATCACAAGTTACTGAGCAGTCGCTAATTGCCATGTTGCTGAACGCATCAAACGCACACGGCAATACTTGCAAAGTATTCAGTGACGCTTTGGCAGATGGTTATCTTGATCACATTGAGCGCAAAGATATCAATCAAGCGCTTGACGAGACAATCCAGACGCTCTACTGCATCAAACAAGCAATGCAAATTGATACAGACCACAGCAACCCATTTGATACTAAAAAATGACCAAATCAGCCACCCAGTACATCATTGATGCAAGTGATGATGGCATCACAGTCAAAGTTGACTTCGCACGTCATCACCAAGACAAACAGCCTTGCTTGCATCACAACGTCAGCTTTAACCGACGCGATGATGAGCTCACGTGCCTGACGTGTGGTGCCAAAGTTAACCCTATCGCTTGGATTGCTGATCACGCTGAGCAGATTCATCGCCAAGCGACTCGACCACCAAAACCACTTAAGCCAATGTCATAAGGAGATACCAATGGCGAAATTCAACCCAGATGATTGTAAATATTGCAATAACACTGACGGCGTATGTTGTCATGAAGCAATCCGCACTGACAACAAAGCGCAAGCTCACATTATCGATGCTCGAGACGAACATCATCATAATGAAGCGGATGCCCACGTTTTTATGCTAAATGGCTTGCTGGTCGCCAAAGATGTCGTGATGCCACTTGAGCAAGGTGGTAACTAACCATGCAAATCGTAACTACTAGCCAAATCGTAGAAACCCTTTTAACAAAGGGCGAGTTAGTATTGCCAGACTTTGGTGAAGGTAATCGCATCAAAATACAACAACACATGTACCAGGCAAAAAAACAACTTGCGAAACAAGGTATGGGTGTGATGCCAGAGTACGATGGCTACTTTATTAGAAGCTATAAGTTACTGTCTGCTAATCATAAACCTAGCCATGCATCTACGACTTGTAAGCAAGTCGTGCAGTCTAGCGTCAATCTAAATGACAAATCAGCAATTTATAAAGTCATACATAGCAAGATTGTCAAAATGAATAGCAAGCGCATCCTAGAGTCTGAACTAAAAGGATTTAATAACCGCGAAGTTTTACAAAGCGTTTTAACCGATCTTGGGTACAGAAAGTACAGAGGCGTGTGGCAAAAATAAAAAACCCTAATGACGGCAATCATTAGGGCTTTGGTATTAATCACAGGAGATGTAATTAATGAATAACTTAGCGATATTAAAACAAACAGCACAAACAATGTCAAGCCGAGAGATTGCTCAGCTTTGCCAAAAACCGCATGACAATGTGCTAAAACTTATTAGAAGCTTGATAGATGGGGGTATCGTAAAATCTACGACACCCCACCAATACATGCACCCACAAAACGGTCAATGGTATACAGAATTTTTATCAGACAAACGTGACAGTCTTGTTGTCGTTGCGCGTCTATCTCCAGAATTTACTGCTGCAGTCATTGATCGCTGGCAAGAGCTTGAAACCCAAAACAATGCCCTACCCAACTTTGCTGACCCAGTACAAGCTGCACGTGCATGGGCAGATGCCATGGAGCGCCAGCAACAAGCCATTGCTCAAGTGGCTGAGCTACAACCCAAGGCGCAAGCGCTTGATGCCATTACTCATGCTAAAGGCAATAGCAATATTCGAGATACTGCCAAAGCATTGGGAGCAAAACAGAGCGACTTTATTAGTTGGTGCCTTAAGCATGGTTGGTTATACCGTGATGACTGCGAACGGCTAAAAGCCTACGCTAATCGCATTCAACAGGGATTTATGGCCCAAAAGTCTGTGTTGTATCGTGGTAGTGATTCAACCGAGCGAGCGACCATGCAACCAATGTTTACGCCAAAAGGATTGACTCACCTTGCCAAAATTTATACTCGAGAGGTGGCGTGATGTATTTTTATAACTTCAACATTGGCGACTATCGTAGTCATACTGCCCACCTTACACCAACTGAGCACTATGTCTATCGCAGCCTAATCGATTGGTACTATCTCAACGAGCGTCCAATGCCGGCCAATGACATTGACTACATTGCACGCGTGTTGATGCTCAAAACTGACGATGAGCGCCAAGCGTTGCAGTCTGTTCTATCTGAGTTTTTCAAAGTCAAAAAACTCAAGCTAACTGGTGACACAGTCGAATGTTATCACCACGCCCGCATCGATAACGAAATCAAAAACTATCATCATGCAAACGGCGGACGCGTATATGACCATACAAGAGAGGTAACGCAAGGTAACATTACTGGTAACGATATCGGTAACGTTAAAAGTAACGTTGGTAACGTTATCGGTAACGTTCAAAACGTTACCAATGACAAAAAAGGTAACGTTTTAACGCAGGCAGAAAGAACTGCTAAATCAAAAGCTGAGCGTAAAAAAATCATTGCAGACTTACAAGACTTAGGCGCTGACTTCGACCCCAATGCAGATATGAAGACGCTAAGAGAATTACACGGTAACTTTTTTGGTACTAACTTGGGTAACGTTAGCGGTAACGTTGGTAACGAAACTGGTAACGTTGGAAATTCTGAAAGTAACGCATTTCATGACGCTATAACCAATAACCAAGAACCAGTAACCAATAACCAAGATAAAAACAACACTACACCGCGCGAGCAAAATTTTGACATTCGTGATTGGGTGGAACCTGAATACTCAGACTTCATTGAAATTCTGCAGGACAATGATATTCACATGGTATTACCACAGGACTTGTACTCAACCGAGGCGCAAAAGTTCAAAGGCTACAACGCAAACATGGCAGCTCAAGGTAAAGTATCTTTGGTCGATGATAGTTACCGAATGACCAAGTTTATCGATTGGTTCAAGATTTTAGCCAATAAACAACATGCGTCGAAGCAAGCAGTAGCCGCACCTGTGGTACATGATGACGATTTACCAGAGATTTACCGTCAATCTAGCCAGTCAGACCAAACCTATCACCCAAGCCATGCACCTGTAGCGCCAGCCAAAAAGTTACCTGGTATGTTTAGCGCTTATGGTCAAAATTACATGCCACTTGAGGGTATGGACGCCAAAGGCACCTTTGAGGCAGTCACCGAGAAGATGGGTAAATTTTACACCTTCGCCGAGGCATACCAAATTCTGAAAGATGAATTATCAGGAGCGGTGGCGTGAAAGCGTTAACCACCCTTGGCTATCAAGTCTTTGCCTTGCAGCGCATTGAAGATGCTCACAGGCAAAAGCAGTGGTCAGGAAAAATTAGGATGGTCAAAGACAATCCGTTCTATGACCAGTATTTTAAGTGGCATCGCGGCTGGCAAGACAATGGATTGGCGATTGACCATGATATGGGGAATTTAATCATAAAGGAGTCGTAAGTGTTTAATCAGTACAAATGTGTTTGTGGTTCAAAGTTGACGTCATCGAACGATATTTTTATGGGTAAATGCGAGAAGTGCCGAAAGCGCCCCCTAGAATTAACATTCAAGACTGCTAACCCTAAACTGGCCAAAACTAACAAAATTATTTCAGCAATCATCAAGTCACACTTTGGAGAATTTAATTGATCATCATAGGCATCGATACTGGCACCAAGACGGGGTTTGCCATCAACTTTAATGGTGCAATTACAGAGCTTGAGACTTTGGGCATCATTCAAGCACAGCAAGTTGTCATGCAAACTTATCAGGGTACGCTTAATCCATCATGCCCAGTTTATGGTCATGAATTTATAGTCTGCATCGAAGACACACGCCAGCGCAAATGGGTACGCCATGATGTAGGACGTGAGCGTCTCAAAGGTGTTGGCTCGGTCAATCGTGATGGCGCAATCTGGGAAGAGTTTTGCGAGTATCACGATATCCCCTACTTGCTAGTACCGCCTGCTCACTTGCAAGGCTTAACCAAGATGACTGAGAAAGATTTTCGTGAGCGTACTGGCTGGACTGGCAAGCGATGCAGCGAGCACGCCCGCGATGCTGGCATGATGACATGGAAGTATCATCGCCTGATTACCAAAGGCATGGTTCAGATGCCAAAGAAACCATCGGAGATTAAATCAGCGCAATTGGCTCAGGGTAAAAAAGGTACATGATGCAATACACCAAGTTTGACCAGCGCAAACCTTTTACGCTTATGGAAGTCAAAGAATTACTTGATGAAAGCTTTGATTTAAAAGAGCGTAAAAGAAAGTCAAAATTTAAAAAACATCGTCACAGTAAGCAAAGGAAAAATAAATGAAGAGTGATATTTTGAGGAAACGTTTTGGTCAAAGTCGCTTACTGAATCTTGAGGCGCTTGAATGGCTAGAGTCAACTATGCATGCAAAAACGGTCAGGTTTGATATTGGCAAAGGTGGTGGCACACCTGAGGTTACATGGGAGGACCGATGCGCAGCTGTGGCCATGATTAAGTCCAAGCCGGCACGTGCGCTGGCAAGCTTACTTGTCTGGGGATATGACCAGGATCAGTTTGATATTATCGCCGATCACTTAGCGGGCAAGATGGCAGCTCAGTGTCGAGCGGATAAAAAAGCAATGCCTAAAGGCTGTCCCTACTCTATCGATGACATGGCAAGTAAGATGGCACGGATGGTTTTGTACTTTACTCTGTACGATTTGTGGGAGCTTTATACGGTACAGGGTCGTTTGGTATTCAGTGGGATTAATATGAATGACCGCACATATAGCAACCAAATGCTTAGCTATCAAAGAATGCTATCCGACCAAATCAAAGATTTAAGTTTACAGATAGATAAAGACGTCAGCAGCTATCGTCAGAATTTAGGGTTCATCAAATCACAGAGTTTGTAATCTGATAATCTTAATTGTAAAAAGAATAATTCTTATATATTATGTAAGTGTTTAAAATTAAATAATTTTTATTACAGTTTTAAATGATTTTTATAAATTTTCATCATCAAAAGGATTTCAAAATCTTAATGTTATAATAAACGTAATAAGGAACTGAATAAAATGAATAATTTTACTAATGCTTTAAGAAAGTCGCTTGATACAGAAAATTGGTATGCTGTTCTTTTCATTTCATTAACCTTGCCAGATATTTGCGGTAAAATTGACGAGCCTTCATTAGGTTCAAAAGCAAGAACAATAAATTGGTATAACAAATATTTGAAACCAACTTATACTTCGGCAGTAGGTGCTGAAAGGCAAGAGCATGTATTCTTAACAGGCTCAGATTTTTATGCCTTACGTTGCGCGTATTTACATGAAGGAAGTGATGACATTACTACACAAAGGGCACGAGAAATTCTTGAGAAGTTTAAATTTGTGCAACCTACGACTTCTGGTATATTCATACACAGAAATACAAAACACACCACCCTTCAATTACAAGTTAGCGAATTTGGCGCTGAAGTGTTAAATGCAGTAGAAACTTGGTTGTCCGATATATCCGATGATACCGAGAAAATGAATAAAACAGAGAATTTCTTAAAAATCCAAATGCTCGATCCATCTAAAGGATTTTCTATATAAAATAATGATTGACGCATGCCGCACTGCGAGGTATCATTTGTATAGAGTCAAATTTTATATAAAGCCACCGGTTAATCGCCAGTGGCTTTTTTGTTGCCTAAAATATTGCAGTCACATGCCATGTGCAATCAGCGTAAGTGGAGCCACATGCCTGTCAATCGATAAGACTCCAACTGCAATATAAAGTCGTTAAGTGTCAGCGTGGGTAACCGTGGATTGCCACAATGAGCCCGTCTAAAAGGACAGTAACTCGCTTCAACGACATCCACACCAATTACTTTGCCAGCCATGAATCCTCACATGGCTGGCTTTTTTTATTCCTGGATTCGATATGACTGAACATGCTGTGTTATTTGAGAACGCTGACATCGTTGGCAGTGGTGATGGCTGGGTTGCTTATCTGGAAGATGGTAAGTACTCATACGTTATCTATGGCGAGTCTGAAGATACCGCTTTCATCGGTGAAGGTGATACCGTTGAAGAAGCCAAGGCCCAAGCTGAAGCAATGGTCAATGAGTCAAAGTAATGAGTCGCCCATGCCGTCACTATGGCTGTCCTAATCTGGTCAAGTCACGCAGTCAGCAAGGCTATTGCGATGACCATGCCAGTGAACGCACTGGCTGGGCAAAGCGTCAGCAATCCAAAGGCAATACGACTGAGCGTGGCTATGGTTACGCTTGGCGTAAGCTACGTGCCCAAGTACTTGAGCGAGATGGTTATCTATGCCAGGCATGCGAAGCTAAAGGACGCATCACGCCAGCCACCGACGTTGACCACATCATCAACAAGGCAAGCGGCGGCACCGATGACATCGACAACCTTCAGGCACTTTGCCGAGCCTGTCACAAGGCCAAAACTCAATCCGAATCCGCCGCTGGTGGCGGGGGTGGGTGAAAAGTTCAGAGGGTAAGCCCCTGGTGACCGCCCCCCTCCTAAAATTTTTACGCACGCGAAATTAAAAGTTTAACTGGTTGACGATAGGTTGATTTTATGATTGGCATTGCACCCATGAAGGACGGTGGTTTTGGCTTGGTTGATTTAGAGACGGGCAAGATTTTACCGGGTCAAATGGAAGTTAAGTTTGATGAGTATAAACCTGGGATGCAGCCACCAGGTTTGCATGTGACTTTTTTAGTGGACTGGCGTAATAATGGCCAAGGCTTACCATTTGCCTTGCTTGACAAAAATTCAAACGCTCATGTAGTGGACAGTAAAAAAGAGTAAAGGTTATGGGTGGAATTGCATCGGTACCAGGTCGCGGTCGCAAGGCTAAGCCAACCGAGATTAAACGCGCAGATGGTAATCCTGGTAAAAGACCACTCAATAAAAATGCGCCTGATTTTACCGAGGTCGTGGACATTGCCCCGCCGTTATATTTCGAGGGGTTAGAATTTGCACCAGTGATTTGGCAGTCAGTTGTGCCAGAGCTGCTTAAAAACGGCGTGCTGCGAATTACAGATATGCATAACGTCGAAGCGTTTTGCATGGCTTATGAGAACTACCGTAAATGCCAACAGGAAATTGTTGAAAACGGAGTGACTGTTCAAGGGGCAATGGGTGGTCCAATTAAAAACCCCGCGCTCACTGGTATCAACGAGGCCATGAAACAGATGGCAACTTTCGGCGCTATGCTTGGTCTTGATCCGTCATCCCGTCAGCGTCTTTTAGGGCCGGGTAAGAAAGAAAAAATCAACTCTTTTGCGAGCGTGCTTGATATGTAACTACTTTGCGAGACGTTTATGACAGCTTATCCAAACGTCGATATCGCAAATAAGTGGGCGAAACAAGTTGTAGCAGGGAAAGTACCCGCTTGTAAATGGGTGGTTTTGGCCTGTCAGCGTCACCTAGACGATTTAAAAAAATCTAAAAGTCGCGATTATCCGTATAAATTTGAGCCTAAATTAGCCGAAAAAAAGATACTTTTTATCGAGCTTCTACCCCATACCAAGGGTGAATGGGCTTTAAAACGCCAAAAAATTCAGCTTGAGCCATGGCAGAAATTTGGTATTGCCGTCACGTTTGGCTGGGTGCGCAAAAAAGACGGTTATCGCCGATTCCGCGAGTCATATTGGGAAGTACCACGTAAAAATGGTAAGTCTGCAATCGCTGCAGGCGTAGCGCTCAATATGTTCGCCAATGATGGCGAGTTTGGCTCCGAGGTTTACTCGGGTGCGACAACCGAGAAACAGGCGTGGGAAGTATTTAAGCCCGCTCGCTTGATGGCACTGCGCTCACCTGAGTTGATTGAAGCCGCTGGTATACAGATTAATGCAGCAAGTCTTGAACGCCCAGAAGACGGGGCAATCTTTGAGCCGATTATTGGCGACCCGCCAGATGGTCAGTCGCCACATTGTGCCATCGTGGACGAATACCATGAACACCCAGACAGCCGATTGTATGACACGATGCAAACGGGTATGGGTGCACGTCGCCAACCGCTTATTTTTACCATTACTACCGCTGGCTATAACATCGAAGGCCCTTGTTATGAGTTGCGGGCACGTGTCCAAGAAATGCTATTGGGCAATGTGCCAGATGATGAGCTGTTTGGCTGGATTTGGACGATTGATGATGGTGATGATTGGACAGACATCAATGTTTTAGCCAAAGCCAATCCGAATTTTAACGTCTCTGTTTATGCCGACTTTCTGCAGTCACAACAGACAAAGGCGATTAACAACGCTTCACGTCAAAACAGCTTTAAAACCAAGCATCTCAATGTTTGGGTATCTGCCCGCGCCGCATTTTTTAACATGGAAACATGGAAAGCTAGGGCAAATCCTGACCTTAAATTTGAAGACTTTGAAGCCACGCCTTGTGTGATGGCGATTGACTTGGCGTCCAAAGTTGATATGGCGGCTCGTATCAATCTGTTTTATTGGGTTGATGACGATGGCAAGATTCAATATCGCTGCGTGTCTCCTTGGTTTTATCTACCTGAAGACACCGTGTATAACGGTGAGGAAACCGGGGCAAAAGACCGCTATCAAAAGTGGATGAATCAAGGGTTAATCGAAGTCCATGATGGCGCTGAAAATGATTTGGTCGCTATTGCTGATGACTTGATTGCAGATGCTGAGCGCGTAGCATTATCAGAAGTTCCCTACGATGAATGGGGTGGTTTTCAAGTCGCTAAAAAAATCAGTGATGAAGGCTATGAGACGGTCAAGATACCCAAGAATGTCAAGACATTCTCCCCTGCCATGCGTGAGCTTGAGGCTGCGATAAAATCTGGACGTTTTCAGCATGATGGCAATCCGATTTTGTCATGGATGGTTGGCAATACCGTGGCTCGTGAAGATGCCAATGGCAACGTATTCCCACGCAAAGAAACCAATGCCAAAAAGATTGATGGCTTGGTGGCATTGTTGATGGGGATTAGCCGTGCCATGGTACTGGCTGGCGTGGATAGTGGCAGCAGTATGGATGAATATTTGGATAATATGATTATTGCGTAGGTAAAAATATGACAGCACCAAGCTTTTGGGGGCGATTATTTGGTGGCTTGTTTGGCACAAAGCGCCTCGACAAAGACAGCAAAGCAGAATCACATCGCGGTTCTTCCACCGCCTCGGGCAATCCAGTTACACCTGAAACGGCGTTAAAACTTGCAGCGGTTTGGGCATGTGTAAGATTGCGCAGCCAAACAATTGCAAGTCTGCCACTGCATTTGTATAACGAAGACAAAACTATTGCAAAAGACCATTATCTTTATCGTATTTTGCACGACTCGCCCAATGCTGATATGACTGCCAGTGAGTTCTGGGAGGCGATGGCTGCGGCGTTGGATTTATGGGGTAATGCTTATGCGCATATTGTGCGTAGTTCGCGCAATGGACAAGTAATTTCGCTTGAAGTCTTAAATCCTGAGCAAGTGACGACTTATCGCAGCAAAGACGGCATCGTTACCTATCTTTATCGTGAAGGTCGGACAGTTTATAACTATGCTGATGCCGATGTGTTTCACTTAAAAGGCTTCACGCTTGATGGCTTTATTGGTTTATCACCAATTCAGTACCAAGCGTCAGTCATGGGTTTTCAGATTGATGCCAACACTGCCGCCAATCAAGAATTTAAAAATGGGTTAAAGGCGGGCGGGTTTTTAAAAACTGGCGGCACCAATCTCAACGATCAACAACGTGATCGCTTACGGGCAAACCTTGAAGAATTTGGCAAGCCTGAAAATGCTGGTAAGTTTATGGTTCTCGAGGCTGGCATGGAAGTGGTCAGCACGGGTAATGTGCGAATCAGTCCCCAAGATGCTCAGTTGCTACAGAGTAGATATTTCGGCATTGAAGAGATTTGTCGAACCTTTGCGACACCGCCGCAAATGATTTATCACACGGATAAGGCATCGAGCTGGGCAAGTTCGCTCGAAGGCATGAAACTTGGCTACTTGCAGTTTTCTTTGCGCCCAAACCTGGTCCGCATTGAACAGCAAATTGTTAAAAAACTACTGACACCCGCTGAGCGCTTAAAGTTTAAACCAAAATTCAGTGTCGAAGGTTTGCTTCGAGCTGATAGCCAAGGTCGAGCGACGTTTTACACATCAGCATTACAAAATGGCTGGATGAGTCGTAACGAAGTGCGAGAGCTTGAAGAATTACCACCCGTTGAAGGTGCTGACTCATTAACCGTTCAGCTCAACTTAACACCGATTGAAATGTTGCAAGCCGTGGCAAACCAAAAAACAGGACAGACAAATGGCAATCAAAACTAAAGATTTTATGAATTTTAAAGCCGAAACCGTCTCTGAAGACGGTTTTTTTTCGGGCTACTGTAATGTTTTTGACGTTGAAGACAGCTATGGTGACGTGGTGCGCAAAGGTGCATTTGTTGATTCGCTCAATGAATGGCAAGCCAAGGGCAAATTACCACCTATTTTGTGGCAACACGACAAAGCGACTGTACTAGGTGTATGGACCAAGCTATATGAAGATGACAAAGGCTTGTATGGCGAAGGTCAACTACTTATCAATGATGTGGCCAAAGCCAAAGAAGCCCATGCGCTACTTAAACATGGCGCTATCGATGGTTTGTCGATTGGCTACTACGTCAAAGAATATAGCATCGACAATGAACAAGGTGTCTATAACCTTCTCAAACTAGATTTACGTGAAATCTCAATCGTCACTTTCCCCGCCAACACTGATAGTCGCATCGATGCGGTCAAATCGCATTTGGCGAAGGGAGAACTACCCTCTTTATCTGACTTTGAGAAATTCTTGCGTGAGGCAGGATTCTCAAAAAGCCAAGCCACTGCCATCGCTGGGCATGGTTTGCGCTCACTGCTACAGGGCGAGCCTGACAGCAACTCAACAAGCGAAAAAAGCGGTGATGATACTGCTCAAATCTTAGCAATTTTAAATTCAATTTAAGGAAGCAATCATGTTTACTAAAGACAATGAAAATGCCGACAATGTCATGCTCGCCAAGAAATTTGCTGAAGCCACTGACAAAGTCAAAGCCCAAGCCGAAGAAATCAATGGCCGTATGGAAAAAGGCGAAAAACTTAGCCAAGCAGCTAAGGACAGCGCTGACGAAGCGTTAACTAAGTTTAATGAACTTAGCGAACAAGTCAAAGATATCGAGCAAAAAACCGCCCGCCGTGGTGGCGAAGAGCCTGTTGCCAAGTCACTAGGCCGTCAAATGGCAGATAGCGAGCAGTTTAAACAACTGATTGCTGATCCGCGTGGTGTACGCCATGCCAAAATGTCCGTCAAAGCCGAAACTATCACCAGTGCTACGACAGCCAGTCCTGGTGCAGCGGGTGCATTGGTTACGCCTCAGTACGTGCAAGGCATTATCGCACCAAATCAAATGCGCCTGACTATCCGTGATTTGTTGATGTCCGGTACGACTAACAGCAACGCCATCACTTACATGCGCGAAACTGGCTTTACCAATAATGCCGCTGCTCAAGCAAATGAAGGTGATAAAAAAGCCCAGTCTGATTTGAAGTTTGACCAGGTGACGACTAACGTCGAAACCATTGCTCACTATATCAAGGCCTCAAAGCAGATTATGCACGATGCCCCAATGCTGGCGAGCTATATCGATGGTCGTTTGATGTATGGTCTTAAACTGGTTGAAGAAAAGCAGCTGCTTAATGGCGACGGTTTGAATGGTAATATCAAAGGTATTATCCCACAAGCAACCGCGTTTGCTAACCCAGCGACCACCGTAGCGACTTATACGATTATCGACCAGATTCGCTATGCGATGCTTCAAGCAGTATTGGCTGAGTACCCAGCAAGTGGTCACGTGCTTAACCCAATTGACTGGGCGACCATTGAAACACTAAAAGATAACGAAGGTCGTTATATCATTGGCCAACCGCAAGGCGAAGCTAATCCGACATTATGGCGCCTACCAGTAGTCGAAACCCAAGCGATTGCACCGACCAAGTTTTTGACGGGTGCGTTTAATATGGCGGCGCAAATCTTTGATGCTGAAGAAGCGAGTATCGAGGTCGGTTTTGAAAACGACGACTTTATCCGTAACTTGTTGACGATTCTTTGTGAAGAACGCCTTGCCTTGGCAGTGTATCGCCCTCAAGCGTTTATCTACGGCACATTGGCAGCGAAAACGGCTTAAATTCTAGTTTTTGCAACAAATAATAGTTAATTTCTCAAAAATGCAGCGGTGTTGGTCATCGTTGCATTTTTTATTATGCCAAAGTCAATTGATGCAGTTAATTTTGTCATAGTAAAGGAGCTAGTCATGAAATATACCGTACTACGTGAGCACTGGGGTGATAAGCAGTATAACCAAGGTGATGTACGAACTGTCACCAATGAACAAGATGCCAAGACCTTAATGGCAATGGGTTTAATCGGTGAAAAGTCTGAACCAGTACCACCAAAAAACAAAATGGCGAAAGACCCTGTTAACAAGTCTGAATAATACCAGGTAATAAAATGAGCATCATCCCAATCGAAGTCGCCATGCAGCATGTATATGCCGACGAGGCTGATCAGTCACAAGTCGAGCGTAAGCTTGCTTCTGCCATCGAGACAGCTGAGCAGTTTATCGGTCGTCGCATTTATTCGACTGTCGAAGAATTAAATGCCGCAAGGGTCGCTGCCGCTGCTCAACTGTCAAGTGTGGTTCAAATCACCAGCGTACCAGTACCGACGCCAGAAGGTGAAATGCTGCAGCTGATTGAAGAAAGCAACCAAGCGGCTAAGTATGAATTAACCATGCAGATACGCGGCATTGTGGTCAATCCTGCGCTTGAAATTGGGATTTTGCTGATTCTTGGCGATTTGTACGCTAATCGTGAGAATACCACTGATAAAGCGGCGAATGAATTGCCAATGGGCGCAAAACATCATCTGCAGCCCTATCGAGTGATGGGGGTTTAAATGGCATGCAAAGGCTGCGAAGCGCGACGCGAATGGATTAAAAAACAAGCGGAGATTGCAAGTGAGCGAATCAAACAAGTGCTGCAGCGACTTAATGCTGGAGCTGATCAAACAAAACAATCAACTGATTCAGCAAAATCAACGTCTGATTGAACAGCACGAAGCCAAAGACGAAATCATTTTACAGTCACTACAACAAAACAATGAGCTTATTGCTCAGATGTACGAGCAAGAAGATGAGCCAGAGGGCTCACAATACTTGGATGGATAAGCATGGGCATTGCAGCGGGTGAATTACGCACTCAAGTGACTATTGAGCAATACGGCGGCGGTGGGCGCGATGAAGATGGCTTTGAGATTGCATCGACGTGGACAGAGTATGCCAAAGTCTGGGCAAAAATCACCCCGCTATCGTCGAAAGATTTAATCAATGCCCAAGCCGCGCAATCTGAAGTAGTTGCCCGTATGGTGGTGCGTCATCGTACTGACATTACTACAGATATGCGTGTGTTGCACCGTGGTCGCATTTATCACATTGCTAGTGACGGGCTTGATGATAACGAAAACGGGCTGATTTATACCACCTTTCAACTGTCATCTGGCGTCGAGCGTTCAAGGGGCGAATAAATGGCAGAGCAAATCGAAGGGCTTGATGACGTCACCGCCAAAATGCGCGAGCTGTCAAACCCAAAAAAGCAAAAAAACGCCGCTACCCGCTCCGCGCGTAAAGCCATGGCAGTTGTGAGAAAAGCCGCAGTTGCTAACGCTAAGGCGCTTGATGACAGCAATTCACCTGAGCGCATCTGGAAAAATATCCAGGTCAAAGCCAGTAAAACAAAGCAAGGTTTTGTACTAATGAAAGTGGGTGTGCGTGGGGGCGCTATGTCTTATGCAAATACTACCGCGAATCGTCGAGCAAATAGAGTCGGCGAAACCTATGCTACAGCTGGCAGTAAAGAGAATCCCGGGGGCGACACATGGTACTGGCGCTTTGTGGAACTTGGCACATCGCGCACAGCCGCCAAGCCATTTCTGCGTCCGGCTTTAAACAACAATGTTGATGGGGTGCAAGATGGGTTTGTCACTGACTTTAAAGACCAATTAGACAAAGAGATTGCCCGATGAGCTTCTTACCCATTTACCGCAACTTAAACGCCAGCGCTGAGCTTAAAGCGATACTTGACCCAACCAAGCAAGTCTTTGAAGACGTTGCGCCGCATAAAACACCACTGCCCTATATCGTTTGGCAGACAATCAGCGGTCAAGCCAATAATCACTTAGATGCGCCAGCAAACTTTGATGATACCCAGTTTCAACTCATGGTGTACGATACAGATTTGCAGCGGGCATATCGCGTACGCGAATTGGCACGTCAGGCGCTTGAAAATTTGTGCTGGATAAATAACCCAGCGCTATCAAACTATGAGCCTGATACCAAACTTTATGCCCGTGGCTTTGATGCCAACTGGATTTTAGAACGATAATTTTACCACTGCCCGCTACTGCGGGTTTTTTAACGCCAACATAGGAGTAGCTACTCATGGCAACAGTAAAAAAAGGCGTCCTTACCCAGGGTATGGGCGTATGGATTTTACATGGCGACCCAGCCAAACCGACCTTGACCAAGGTCAACTGCGTCAAAAACATCGCTTTTGGTGATGACAGTCAGACCGAAATTGACAGCACTTGTCTTGATGAAACCGACACCAAGACAAGCGAATGGGGTCTAAATACCCCAGGTGAAGGCTCTATTGGTATTGATACTGACCCTGAAAATGCCAGTCACATGACTCTGGTGCAAGCAGCCTCTAACAAGGAAACCATTGAAATGTATGTTGGTTGGTCTGACGGTACCGGCGAACCTACTTTAACTGGTACTGAAGTGACTTTGCCGAGCACACGAACTTGGTCTAGCTTTATTGCAAAGCTGCGCGAAAACTCTCCAGTATTTGACCCTGACAGCCTAGTCAACCACACAATCCCCTTGAAGCGTCAAACAAAAGTAACGACTCTCTACAAACTACCCGCTTAAATCCAATTATTCAATCAACCAAGCCGCCTAACAAGCGGCTTTTTCTAGGTGAATCATGTCAAAACTATCATTAAAAGACATCAAAAACGGCTCATTAATTTCAAACATTCGCGATGTAACCATTGAGTTCCCCTTACCCGATGGCGAAATTGGTGAAGTCGATGTGCGTATCAAAGAATTGGCATTTGCTGAAAGTGAGCGATTTCGCAAGCGCCTGGGCGAACAAGACGAGTCTGTTATCCCCGAATGGATTGCCAAGTCATTGGTTGATGAAGATGGCAAAGTAATGTTTACCAAAAAACAAGTCGAAGATAATTTTATCCACCCACTGGCAAATGCCATCTTTGATGAAATTTATGGAACAAAAAGCCTAAAAAAGTATCTGGACAAGAAAGCCGAAGTCGAGGGCAAATCGCAGGAGAAGACGAGTTCTTCTTTGAGTTAGCACTGGCTGGCATTGGCGGTAATTCAATCGCTGAAGTTAAAGCCACACTCACTGAAACTGAAATCATGCAGTGGGCAGAATACCGCCAAAGACGTGGTAGTCTTAACGTTGGAAGGCGTGTTGAGCAATCAATCGGTAATTTAATGGCGTTTTACCACAATGGCAAAGTTGAAGCGCATAAACGCGTTGACCCGCTTGAGCTAATGCCACATGAAGATGATATTGAAATATCGTTTGAAGAACAAATGGCAGGCTTGGTTGATGTCAATTGATTAGTCAACATTTTTTCGATATGCTACAAACTCAACCTTGAAGGAGGAATGTAGCATGGCATTGTTCGGAAATATAGTAAATAAAGTCAAGGAAGCAAAATTAGACGTAACCAATAAGCTAGATTTTAGAAAAAAACTTCTTGAGATTTGTTCTGATGGAAAGATAACTGATTCTGAGTTATCACTCATAAATGAGTTGGCTGCAAGGTACAACATTGAAGAAGAAGATTTTAACAAAGTAAAAATTGAAGCTTACAAGACTGCTTTTAAGGCTGTACTCGGCGATGGTATTTTGACTGAGGAAGAAAGACAAAATATATACGAAGTACAGCAAGTATTGCAGGTTTCTGATGCTGAAATCCCAAACGAGGTAGCTATATTAAACATTCACAATCAGCTTAGAGAAATTCAATTTGGCAGGCTTCCAGTAATCAGCAACAGCGGATTGATTTTAAAAAGTGGCGAAATTGCACATTTTATTATTAATGCAGATTTATTAGAAGAAAGGGTGATATCAAGAAACTATCAAGGCGGCTCATCTGGTGTAAATTTTAGAGTTGCCAAGGGCGTAAGTTTTAGAGTTGGCCAACAAAAAGGAAGGATGGTAAGCAAAACAGGCATTGTTGCAGTTGATAACGGTGATTTTATCATTACAAATCAGCGCATGATGTTCAAAGGCAGAAAGAAGTCCTTTAATTATTCATTTAATAAACTTATTGGTTATACAGTTTTTAGCGATGGGTTAGACATTAACTCTGAGGATGGCAAAACTCGCAGTCTGTCGATTAAACAACCATATAATGCTGATGTACTTGAGTTAATGATAAATTACTTGGCAAATAATTAAATAAGCAACCACCTCTCAATATGCCTTTTATGCTGTATTTATTATTGTAGGAGAAGATAGTGTGAAAAAGATATTATTGGTAAGTGTTTTAGCATCTTTACCATGTTTTGTATATGCTACTACCAACTCAGAACCTGAACTCACAGCAGATCAGAGAGCAACTTGCTATAGGTTCGACAGAGATACCGTGATTGACACAGGTACTTGTACTGTATCAACTGGAACAGTGTCGGGTGGAAATTATTTTAATCTAAGTTATAGACATAGAAACTATGAATTCGTCTACGCTTATAGCGATGATAGTGTATCATATACTAGAGATGGTTTATTCAGGCGCAAACACTTTGACGATATTGATGAAAATGAGTTGTTGTACTGCTTTAAAAACCATCCCTATGATATCTGCTATATGTACTAAAATTTATAAGAAATAATATAACCTACTTCACAAAGTGGGTTTTTTACTATATGATTTGCCTTGAGCCTCGAAAACTCACACATAGCGTTCCCCACTTACGAAAACCTAGTGGATTTTTTATGTCTGAAATACGACAAACTCTTAACATGCCTGTGTTGTTGTGATGACTCCAGTTATGTCGAGAGGGTGACAGCCATACAATACCCGCAAGGGGAAAACTGTCCGCCGTCTATGTGCGGTTTCGAGCCTCTTGGCACCCTATCTTTGGGTGGTTTTAATCGAAAAAAATCACATAGGAGTTCATCATGAATGCAATCGCAGTAACCAATCAAACTTTCACCATTGCCGAAACTGTCATCAATATGGTAGATGGTCTTTATTCGCTGAATGATTTGCACAAAGCAAGTGGCAATATTGAAAAACATCGCCCCGCATTCTTTATTCGTAACCAAGAAGTCACTGAATTGGCTGAAGAAATTATGCAGTGTGCAAATTTGCACAGTGACCAAGTGATTAGAAAAGTTAATGGCGGTCACAATCGTGGCACGTATGCTTGCAAAGAAATCGTATACCGCTATGCCATGTGGATATCACCCAAATTTGCCCTAATCGTCATCCGCGCATTTGACGCCATGGTCACCCGCACCGATAGCACCCAACGCGCTGTATTAGTCGCTGCGTGTACCAAACTATCTGCTGGCAATATGGCAATCAGTGACGTCTATAAAATGGTCGGGGGCAAATTTGGCTATGACAATATTATTGATATCCCAACACCCCTACTCCCTGAAGCCATCGCCTATGTGTATGAAACTATGATGGTGAAAAATAAGCCAGTCAGTAGAAACAATGGTTTGATTGATGAAAAAACTGCTGACATTGTTATGAATTATGTGTTTGACCTACAAAAAGAAGTACAACGGCTAGGCGGTGTATTGCCTCCTTCTCCTGTGGTGCATGAGAAGATTATCATAGAAGGCATCGTCACCCGAATGCTGGAAAACAGTAAAATCATGCTGAACTTTGATATCAATCAAGGCGTGCGGGCAAGGTTAATCCCAAATCAACACTGGATTGTCGATAGCGATAGCATTGTTGATATTGTGGGCAAGAACGATGGTGTCAGTAAAGAAAAATTGCCTGCTATCGTCAATGCTATTATGGCAAGACTTAGCTAAAAATCCCTAACTTCAACCTCAATTCAAAACCCTACTAGGCTTGCTTGGTGGGGCTTTTGTGCTGCCTTAAGGAAAATGCCATGGCTACTACCTCTCTTGGAAGATTGACGCTAGATTTAGCAGTGCGCCTGTCAGAATTTACCGACGGTATGAGCCGCGCAGAGCGTGAAACGTCCGACCGCACACGCAATATGCAGCAATCTGTAAGCGCGTTTCGTGAACACTTGGCAAATGAGCTAGGCGGCACTCAGCTTGGTGGTATCATTGACGGCTTTAATGAGCGGTTTGGCTCAATCGAAGGCAGTATCACCAAAGTAGGCGGCGCGCTTGCTGGTATGGCAGTTGGCGGTGTTGCTATTGGCTTGGGTGCATTATCTAAGCTTGCAATCGAAACCGCCAAAGCAGATGCTGAGATGGCAGCATTCGCTAACCGCGCGAATACCTCTGTGCAAAATTTTCAGACACTGGCAGCAGCATCTGAAGGATTGGGCGTAAACCAAGAGCAATTGGCCAGCATCTTGGCAGATACACAGGAAAAGTTAGGCGAATTTACTGCCACTGAAGGCGGTGGCGCAGCTGATTTTTTTGACGCTTTAAAAAACAATACCAAAATGACAGAAGATCAGATTCGTCAATTTGGTAAGACGTTATCTGGCAAAGATGGCGTCGAGGCGATTCAGCTTATCAAAAACAAACTTGATGAGGTGGGCGCATCTGCTCAAGAACAACGATTTATTTTTGAATCACTTGGCAGTGACTTGGGTAATCTATCTGTTATTTTTGATAACGGTGGAGCTATCTTAAACAAGTATCGTGACGCGCTCGAAGAAGCTGGCGTCATCAAAACCAAAGAAGCGATTGAGCAGTCACAACTATTGGCAGCACAAACGCAGTCAGTACACCAGCGTTTTAATGGATTTAAATCTCAATTAGCTGGCGCGATGATACCGGTACTTAGCAGCCTTGCTCAATATTTCTTAAGTAGTGGGGAAAAAGGTAGCGCACTTGGTGGCATTATTCAAGGTGTGGGTGTGTTGGCCAAAGGCACTGCCTCGATTATCATGGTATTTGGCGGAGCTATAGCTTTACTTGGCGATACCATTGGTCAAGTTATGGCGCAATTCGGTAACATTGCTGTTACAGGCTATGATTTCATCATGGCGGATGGCCTTACAGCCAAGATGCAAGTACTGAAAAATGGCTATGCCACTATGAAGTCGCTCGGATCAGACTGGGCTGATTCAGTCATTAACCGATTTAAAAGTCTTGACACTGCTATCGGTAATGCAGTCAATGGTCAAATCGCTGCCACTGACCAACTCACTCAAGCAAACTATGCGATGATTCAGGCGCAAAACAAGCAAATGCCTGGATTGGGTAAAAGCACTAAACAAGCGAATGATGAAGCAGATGCAAGAGATAAGGCCGCAAAGTCCACGCTTAATCACGCTAAGGCACTTGAAAAATTACAAGCGCGTCTAGTGGGAATCAGTGGTAATAGCGGCATCGGTAGTGGCGCGCATTTGGATATTCGCGTATCTGGTGGTGGTCGTCGATTAACTTCGGCAGAATTAGCGCGTTTCCAAGCCGATGGCAAACCATTGACCGCTTATCGCAAAACATCTGACTATGGTTATCGTGGCAATATCGGTGTTAATGGGGCATCTAAATACCATCGCGGTATTGACTTTGCTATGCCAGTGGGTACACCAATCACCACCAAAGTACCCGTTAAAAATGTCAGTAATTTTTATGATAGTAAAGGCGGCGGGTACGTTCAGCGAATTGTGTTTGAAGACGGACTATCGGTTGACCTACTCCATCAGTCACCCGCATCAAAAGGTATCAAAGGGGGTTCTAGCACCGCTAAATCCCCTTATTCGTCTGCTAAGTCAGAATCATATAGTTTGATTGCCAAATCAAATGAAGATGCCAAACGCGAAGCCGAACAGCGAGAAAAAGAACGTCAACGAAATATACAAACTATCTTTGAACGTTACGCAACAAAAGATGAAGTGATTGAAGCCAAACACAAAGATAATCTTGCTCTTATTGATAAAACTTACGCTAAAAACTCGGTTAAATGGGCGAAGTACACTAAGGAAGAGAAAAATCGTTATTACGATGAGATGTACGAGTACACCTCATCAATCGCGCTCAAATATGCGACCGAAGAAGAGAAAATTGATATCGAGCATTATAAAAAACTGCGTGAAATTAAACGCGATTTTGCCAATGACCCAACCGAGCGCGACCGTCGTGTTGCCCTTCAAAACGAATCCTACCAAAAAGACGTAGCAAACTTTAAGTGGGCGCAAGCTGAAAAAGCTCGAGCGCAAAAAGCATTAATCGACAAGCTAAATGACGATATGAATAAAAGCGTCATGCAGTCTGCTAATGACTATCTCGATAGCACCATGAAAGCGTCAATGAGTCCTGAGCAATACAACAAATGGTCAATGCAGCGTGATTATAACAATCAATACTCATCGCTTTATGGTCAGTATGAAAACCGTCAAAACGAAATCAACGCCACTGACGAGCGCGGCAATTTCAGAATTGACGATGAAACCGAGCGTAATGCCTTGCTTGAACAAGCAAGGCAAGAGCATTACGCCAGACTGTACGCGCTTGACGTTGACTACGCCGCAAAACTTGCTGATTTAGAGAAGCAAAAGAAAGATTTGCAAGTTAGGCAAGCGCAAGAAGCCTTTGGAAATCAAGCAGAAGCAGCTAGAGTGTTTTTCGGTGAGCAGTCGTCAATTTATCGTGCGGCTGCAGCTATGGATAGGGCTTATGCAGTCTATCAAGCTACCTTGAATGTACATAAAACACAAAGTGCTGTTTATACCGCAATTTCAGCGATACCTTTAGTGGGTCCATATCTTGCTGGACCAATGTCATGGGCTGCCGCCGGCATACAAATTGCTAGTGCAGCAAAAATTAAAGGTCTTCAAGTACCTCAGATTTCAGGTATCGCACACGGAGGCTTGGACTATGTGCCCAAAGAAACCACGTTCTTGCTCGACGAGGGTGAGCGCGTCCTATCTCCACGGCAAAATAAAGACTTAACCCGTTATCTGAATGAGCGTCAAAATACCACTGGCGGCAATGTGAATGTGTATAACAATTCATCTGCTCAAGTGACTGCCGAGCGTCAACCTGATGGTACGGTTACTATTGATGTGGTGGACAAGATGATTAAGCGGTCCTGGGGTAAAGTCGCACAAGCTAACTCGTTTGAGTCACGGCAGATACAGAAACACACAACAGCGAGGTTTAACCGTCAATGAACAGTTTTGCATTATGCCCGCTGCAGTCTGGCTACAATCCAAAATTAGGCAATGGCTTGCTTGAGCAAGCCTTGCTTGGTGGATTTGCCCGGCAACGTGTGCAGTTTGTCAATAATGTGCACCAGGCGCGGGTGTCTGTTTTACTAGATAGTAAATCCAAACAACAATACTTTTATGCGTTCTGGCGGTTACACACACAAAACAAGCCACAGCCTTTTTTGTGGCGTTTGATGTTTGATGATACTGCCAAAGATTACGAGTGCCAGTTCGTGGCGGATTCGCTCGAAATCGGTGAGCGTGATGGATTGAAGTACAAAGTATCGTTTGAAGTACGTGCTAAAAATAATCGAACCGGTGAAAACTTTGATGAGCAAATTATCTACATTTGGAATACAACCAATGGCAATCCTGATGTGTATTTCAACCTACTAGAAAAATTAGTCAATCAAGATTTACCTAATGCAACAGCGGGGCTTGCGTGATGGTGACAATTAACGATATCAAGGAATTTCATCTTGACAGTGCGCCTCAAATCGCACTACTTGAGACGTTGGAAGTCAGCCATAGCACATGGGATAAGCCAATTCGTATTGTGACCAACCATGCGGATGGGCTATCAGCGCGAAATGAACTAGGTCAATACGTTGTCTATGATTTTGCGCCACTACTAATCAATAAAGGCGAAACCACGGACAATCTTGACCAAAACCTTAAAATCACTCTAGGGGATTTAGGCGAGATTGTCCCGCCGCTTATTGCAAAAATTCGACAAGCAAATAGCGATGAATATCCGCAAGTTGTTTACCGCGCTTACGCGTATGACGCAGGCAGCATGGTGTTAGCCAAAGAAACGCCAATCGATGTGATAAAAGGACTATACGTTACATCAATGAGCCGTGACCATCAAGCCACAACCTTTGAAGCCAAGACACCTGACAAAAATACAGTGAAAACTGGCAGAACGTACAATCTTAATGATTATCCTGACTTAAAAGGCTTACTGTGAAAAGTATCGATTGTTTACTAGATAGGCAGCATGACCGAGTATCGTATCATTGCGTACATTTTGTCATTGAGGCTGGGCAGTATCTATTTGGGTATGACTTCGCTGATAATTTTCTAGGTTTGTCAAAACCGCTTGATAGCAATGGGAATCCATCACGTCATAACGTTAAAAATAGCGAGCGCGTACAAGCACCCACAGACGGCACGGTAGTATTGATGACTAAATTAGACAATCGCCTACACGTTGGATTGTACTACGCTGGTAGCGTACTGCATTTATCCGAACGTGGCACACGCTATCAGTCAATCCGTCAATTGCAGCGAGAATACAAACGACTAAGGTTTTACAATGCTAAGAATTTTCACTAATCCACTTGATGCGACCGAGTCCGTAACGCGCGAATACAAATGCCTTTTGACTGAGTGGCTGGCAATTCGTGAGCAATACCCTACAGCGCGTTTATACAAAGATGCTATCTGTGCGCAAAATGATGTAACACCCAAGACCAAAGAGCAAGCATGGGCATTAAAAGATGCTAGTGGCTTGTATCAAGTCGTTTGTCATGCGGGTGACCCTGGCACCATAATGATTGCGGCAGCAATCTTGTCTGTAGCGACCGCTGTTTATACTTACATGAACATGCCTAAGCCGCCTAAAGACTTGGGTGGCGTTAATGGGTCAACTAACAATTCACTTGCTCAGCGTCAAAATCAACACCGCGTTGGCGGCCGTGTGCCAGATATTTACGGCAAAGTAAAATCAATCCCTGACTTGATAGCACCAGTTTATCGGTATTACCGCAACAATATCCAAGTCGAAGAATGCCTGCTATGTGTTGGTACCGGTTATTTTGATATCAAACAGTCTGACATCAAAGAGGGCGAAACACCGATACAGACAATCGAGGGTGCTTCGATTAGCATTTATGATCCCAATCAATCTCTTGTTACGTCAACGCCAAAAATTAGTATCGGTGAGTATTTTGACAATGTACCGCTGGTTGCCAAGCAAGTTAGTTCTGTTGACGGCAAACAAAATTTAGTACCACCAAATAGCGCATTTGTTGAAACATCTGGTCTTGCTTATAGTGTTACTGGTATTGATGCGGCAAGTACCACAGTTACCAGTGAGAGTAATATTTTTGAGGGCAACGAATGGGTGACATCAACACTATCATCTAGCGTGGATTTTACAAAGAGATTTAAAACTGGCGAAAAAGTCAAAATCACAGGCGCATTTTTAACCGCTGATGGCGACTCGTTTATAGCAGGCACAGCTAGGGTAAATCTAGATGGCACTATCATTATCACATCATCAACCAATATTAATAATGTGGCGCAATACAGACTTATAAATATCAGCTCATTATTTATAGATACATCAAAGTCAGAAACCGTAACGGTAACAAATAGTGATAGCACAACAACGAACCACCAAGTATTAACAAATGTTAATATTATTGACTTGTCGGGTAGCTATCCAATTTTAAGTGCCGATAAAAATTCGATTGTGGTAGCAACGAGCGCTGATTTAAGTGTTTTGTCCGCGCCAGTTGATGCTAAAACAACGGCTTTTTTGACAAATAGTAGTTATCTATTTAGCTTGGATGGCACATATACCATTGCTGATTTGACAAGCACAAAACTTACATTTGTCAATCCAGGCATGGTCAATGCAAATTGGAATAGCGTTGGCGAATTAACAGAACTACAAAAATCAAAGTTATCAAGCCGTGTTATTAAAATTAGCGGCTCGCGTGATAATTGGATCGGCTGGTATCACGCAGGTAATCAAGATAGCACTGGTTTTATGATTAATTTCGTTGCGCCCAATGGGATATCTGAAGGCGAGTTGCACAAAGAAGTTGCTATCGAAGTGCAGTATCAAATGGTGGTGGATGGCATACCTACAGGCGCGGTTTACCGAGAAGGACTGGTATTGACAGGCGTACCGTTTAGCCGTAATGCTATCGGACAAACGCTTAAAAAATCGTTACCCTTCAAAGGCGCTTTTAGATTTAGAACAAAACGCGTCAATGACGATGGTAACGGTAAAAACACTAATCTTATCAATGACGTAGTTGTTGAATCAGCATATAGTTTTTACGAGACAGTAAAAATGTCTTATCCGCTTGATACTGTAGTGCGCTTGCGCCGCTTAGCTATCGGTAGTGGTACCAATGCCAGCGAGCTCAACATGATACTCGCACGCAAAATAAACACAGCAAATGGTTTTGTGGCAACAAGAAACTTTGCGGATATCGTGACAGCTATGGCTACCGACCCATATATTGGGCGTATGCAAATAAATGAAGTTGATACTGCAGCGTTAAGAGTGGTATCAAATGACGTTATAAATTATTTCGGTACCGAAAAAACCGCAGAGTTTAATTATACATTTGATGATACTAACGCCAGCTATCAAGAAATGATTGCTCTGGTCGCTGAAGCGGTTTTTTGCAATGCAAGACGAGAAAACGGACAGCATTATTTTGCATTCGAGCGTCAAACCGCTAATAGTTTACTGTTATTCAATCATCGTAATATGAAGCCAGATAGCTTAACAGTAAGTGAAGCATTTGGTATCAAAGATAATCATGATGGCGTTGAGCTTAAATGGCGGAACCCAGATGATAATTATGCCGAAGCAGTTATAAAGTTGCCTGATAGTTTGCGAACAAACTACAAAACGATTGAAACACGCGGCGTGACTAATAAAGCTCAAGCATGGTTTATCGCTAATCGCGCGTGGAATAAGCTGAAGTATGGCAGAAAAGCCATCGAGTTTGGCGCGTATGGTGAAGCGGACTTGGTCACTAAGATGGATCGCATCGCCGTTATTGATTCAACGGTACCGATATTGTGCGCAGGCGAGATTGAAGCACAGAATAATCTTGTATTGTCACTTGATTACCCGCTACCAGATACATCATTGACTGGATTGACAATCCATTTGCAGCTTAAAAATGGCATTGTTGATGTGATTGATATCGCATCGATTATTGATGAGTACACGGTGCAGTTAGCGCGTATACCTACAATGCCATTAGTAACTAATGGCGTCAGTCATACGGCGTTTGCAATCACGGCGCCAGGTACCACAAATTTTGATGCCTACTTGATAGAAGAGAAATCTAGTCAATCATTATTTGAAACATCAATTACAGCCACTTTATATGACCCGCGCTACTATCAAAACGATAGTGACTATCAAAACAACCTAATCCCAAACTAGCCACCAATGCCACTGCGAAGGTGGCTTTTTTATGGAGTAAATTTAATGGCGAATATCATGACGGTCGAGCAGATGCAAAACGGCTCGCTTGATTTGCAAACATTATCAGATGTAATGAGTGGCGCGCCTGACACACAAATCCGCTCAAGACTTGGGCGGATGATTTGGACAATCGCAACGATTAACAGCAAAGTTGAGTTTGTAAGCAACTTAGCAGCGCAAGCGCAAGTCGATATTAATGCAAAAGTGGCGGGTATATATGGCGGCTATTATGGCGCGTTTGACACGCTTGCTAATCTGCAAGCAAGCGCTGGCGCAAAAACTGGTCAGGTCGCAAAAGTGATGAATGATACTGTCACTAATAATGGCGATTATCGTTACACAGGCAGCGCGTGGGTTAAAGGCTATGACGCGCTGACTGAGGCTAAAAATTACACCGATGATACTGTTAAAAATAGTACCGTTTTATCGGGTAGTGCAAATGGCACAGAGTTGGCTATTTTTACTGATAAAAACGGGCGTAGAACATGGATTGAAGTGGCTGCTGACGGCGGATTGACAGAGCGCACCAAGCAATTTATTAAAGATGCGGTTCTAACCCCTGTCAATTCTGCAAATTTTAGCTATGCAATTACAGATAAAAACGGGCGAGTTTTATCTGCTATTTATAAAGACGGTAATGCTTATCCCAAACAAACAAGCGCTGTTGTTAATGATAAGCGATTTAAAATTTTAGGTATTGGTAACTCGTTTACGCAAGATGCGTTTATGTATGTGCCGTTTTTGCTTAAAGAGATAGGTATTACCAACTTTGAGATTGCAGTGCTATTTTATGGAGGATGTACTCTTGAACAGCACTGGAATTTTGCGAGTAATGATTCAAAAGTCTATGATTTAGAAGTGTATAAATCTGAAAATGAAGCATGGCAATCACTGGGCAGTAAAACACTAAAAGAAGGTTTAAATTACGCAGACTTTGACACAATCACGTTGCAACAACAATCTGCTCGTAGTTGTGATTATTCAACTTATCAGCCGTTTTTAAACAACTTAGTTAATTATATCTATGGCAATATTACCTACCCCACAAAATTAGGTTGGCACTCCATCCCAGCGTCACCCGAAGGTGGTTGGGGTTGGAATCCAGCTATTACAACCAGCGCACAGTTTTACACAGCGCAAGTACAAGCAGTTAAAAATGTATTGCGGGACACACCGATTGAGTATGCGATACCCAATAATACAGCTATACAAAATGCAAGGGGTACAGTACTAGGCACACTAGGTCAAGCAGGCAACATGACCCAAGATGGTTTGCATCTACAAGATGGTATCCCTGCGCTTGTTGCAGCTTATGCAGTAACGCTTAAATGGCTTGAGGTGTTTAATTTACGCAAATCAATCTTTGGTAGTCGTATTGCTCCAACTGATGCTTGGTTAGCTACTAAGGGCATACAAGGACAAAACGGGGCAAGTGTTGGTGTTACAACTGACAATATCTTAATCGCACAAAAATGTGCAATCGCAGCAATTAAAAACCAATTTGAAACGTCAGCCATTAACTAAAAAGGTATTACTATGACTAATATTATCCGCTTAAACGAATCAATCAATGATTACGCCGCTCGCCCAGTTATCACAGCTCTTGGTGAGCCTGATTTAGCAATTAGACCCTCTACTTATTTAGCTGCACTGGGGACATCTACAAACATAGACCCTACCCAAATACTTATTGATGGTAGGTTTGGTCAAACCACTAATCCTGCCCCATTCATAGGGGTCGGCACAGGTGCAATGACTGTAAAAAGTGATGCAAACGGTGCTTACTTAGCTATGCCGCAAAAGGGTATTCGCACTGGTACTGTAATGAGTACTAGAAATGATAGGGGTACTTTTATGGCCGTGAAATATCGTTTAAACGATATTTTTTCAGGTTCAGATAGACTTTTTTCAGTGGGTCAAGGTACATTAGCTACAGCTAATTTTAATGTAGCTACTCTATTAGACCCAAAAAGGATGGAAAATCTTAGTGGGTATTCTGCTCCAATGGATAATCTTGTGCATACGCTTGCCATATATAGCGTACCAGGTACGGTGTATCTATTTGTAGGTAATAAAAAGTATTCTGCTGCTTTTGGTTCGGTAACTACCCCTAATGATTTAACTGGCGTAGGTATTAATACCAGGTCTTTTTCCGACACGCCACCTAATGATTTGGATTTATATAATTTTGAGTTGTACTTAGACGTATCGTTAACAGAGCAACAGATTATTGACTACTTAAAAACACTTTAATCCAATGCTAACCCACCAACTCGGTGGGTTTTTACTTTTAAGGGGGCGTAAATGCCAAAAAAACGAGTTAAAACATCGGCGCTTTGGGTATTTGCGCTCATGCTGATGATATCAACAGTCGCAGTTGCACAAGTTGGCGATGTAGCGCCCAAGCCGATTGTTAATCAGTGGGGCATTACCGCCCCATTTTTAACATCTTGGCTGCCAGTATGGATATTTTGTATGTTGGGCGGCATTGGGTCAATCTTTGTCAAAGTAGATAACATCGATACAAGGTTTCGCTATCTTTACGTAGCTAAACCTTTTTTGGGCGTGCTTGGCGGTATGTCGCTGTCGATTGCAATGACTGACGGACGCGACCCGCCAGAGGTAATCTTAAGCACATACGCGGCGATATCGTCATTTTTATCAAGTGCGATTTTGCAGTTTGTGCTTGTCTTGCTGTCTAGTCCAAAAAACAGCTTAAAAGTTGTAAACAGTGTGAGTCCAGTGCAGTTTGAGCTACCCGATGATAAAGGGGGTAAACCATGATGAATATTAGCGTGATTTTGTGTGCAATTGCTGGAATCTTTGGTCTATTCGCATTAATCAAATGGTTTTTTATTTTAAAGCCTGATGTCTACACAAATGCTGCCAATGTTACGCCGATTATTATCACGACAATTGCATGGCTGTCTGCTGCAGTGACGTTTTATCAAACATCGACTTTTGACAGTCCGATCGATATGCAACGCCTTTGGATGATAATTGGCTGGGCATGGCTAATTTATCAACTTAAAGTCAATCGCGATAATAATGTTCGCAAAGATAAGATTATAAAAACTTTGCGAGATATCAATAACCAACCAACCGCCAACTAGGCGTTTTTATTTTATAAGGATAAAGTATGAGCGATTTTAACAAAGCATTTGACCGCGTCATTGGACATGAAGGTGGTTATGTTAATCATCCAAGCGACCCAGGCGGTGAAACTAACTGGGGCGTCACTCGCAATACAGCCCGCGCTTACGGTTACAACGGCGATATGCGAGCAATGACACGTGAGCAAGCAAAACCCATTTACAAAACAGGTTTTTGGGATCGAGTACAAGGGGATAAGTTGCATGATGCAGTAGCATTTCAACTTTTTGATGCCTCTGTTAATCACGGCATTGGTAATGCTGTGCGTATGATGCAACGTGCATTGGGCGTTGCAGATGACGGCATCGTTGGCAATGTAACACTGTCAGCTTTACAAGCGATTAATCCCAGTGATTTTGTGCTTAAATTTAACGCCCAGCGTCTTAATTTTTATACGTCTTTATCTACTTTTGGCACGTTTGGCAAAGGTTGGGTACGACGAATCGCAGGTAATTTGAATTACGGTGCAATCGATAACTAAACCTGTCAAAATCCTGTCAAACAAAAAGGTCAATAACCTAAGCTATTGACCTTTAAGTATTTATATGGTGGAGATGGCGGGAGTTGAACCCGCGTCCGCCAGCACTACGCCCATGACTCTACATGTTTAGATTCTGTCTATGGCTTTAATGGTTGGCGAACCGACAGTCAGGATGCCAACCACGAGCCTCTTAAGTTTTGCTCAAATTGGCGAGACAACAATTTAAGCTATCCATCGTGCATTCGCTTCAAGGAGAGCAACCAGACCAATGGCAATCTGTGCCGTCCCAAGCAGCCCTTAGGCTGCTAGAGCGTAAGTTTCGTCGTTTGCGACTAGTTTAAAATGTATATTTTATTTACGAGTGGACATACTCACTCGACATGCATCATTGAGTTTCATTACCAGCGTCGAAGCCAGAACATCCCCAAATGAATTGTGAATTATATAAGGTTAGTGGCTTAAAATACAAGGCTAAATGTCATAATAGTTAGGTAAATTACTAAAAACACACATAGCAATTTAATATCATCCGAATTATTGTCATGCATTTGACGTATTGAGCTGATAAGCTAAAGTATTGAAGTAAGTAAAATTTTTTTGATATATTTTTAGTCAAAGAACAATAGACTGGGTAAATTGAATAAGCTACAGGTAATTAATGAATGGCAGGTAACAAAAAAAATTCGCCAAGCATCGTGCGGATGTCACAAAATCAGCTCAAACGCCAGCGTGAATGGGTGTATTTGGCACATTTTTTAGCCATGCTGCATTTACATCCTGCCAAGACCATCTCAGGTACGGATGATGGTAACGAGCCTGATTTTACCTGTATTTTTTATTGTGACAAAGGTGAATATGCAATTGGCATCGAATTGACCACCTTGCCAAGACTACGCGATGGACTCGGTAACGATAATTTAATGTTAAAACGTTGGTACTGGCAGTCGCTACTACAGGTGTCAACCAAATTTACACCAACGCGGTTTAATAGTAAAGGCGAGATAGTAGGTATCAAGGCTAATTGGGTAAATTGGCAAAAGATTGATAATCGTAATATTTCAAATATATCGCAGCAATTTATCGAGCCATCGAGTGATTTGCCACATCCTACGCTCAGTAGTAAATTACAAAACGGTATTGCCAAAACCATGCGTTGGTTACCCAGTGCATTTTTTACCGATATGGCAGATGAAAATGAAGATTTACCGATTGATTCTTACATCAATCAAAGTGATATTGATGCGGTGATGAGCAAAAAAGCCCATAAAGTCCAAGCGTACCACAAAAAAAGAGCGTTGGATGAAGTGTGGTTATTGATTCATACCAATGAACAGCAAGAAAAGGGCGTATTAACTTTTGACACGAGTGAAGTATTGCATCACGGTAGTGAGTTTGATCGAGTGTTTTTAACCTTATATCCCACCACGACACTGCTACAAATTGCTAAATAA